GGTAAAAATATCCTCGTCTAAAGATTATCTGAATAAAACTTCTATGGAACAAGGTACTGTTTGGAATATTATACAGATGTAAATTATTTACATACATGCTTTCACTTGACAAGCCCCGACTGATTTGTTATTGTGTTGGGGCAATTAACTAACAGGTCTACTAAGACTAAGGAAATAAATATGGAAATTAACTTACATGATGTAATTAAAATAGAAGTAAAGCCTAGAAAAGATATTGTAAATTTTCACACAAGAGATATAGTATTTCATTACAAAGATTATTGTAAAGAAACAAGTAAAGATATTATTAATGAATTTATTGTAAGTTCTTTTAGCAAAGATAAAAAAATAATTAATAAATTAATTTACAGCAAATAATAAAACTTATAGGACACTAAGCTAAAGAGGTGCTACAACTAAAGCACATATAATAATATCGCTTAGTCTCTAGGGACTGCTGTTAAATCGTAAAATTAAACTGTGCAATCAGGATAAACTAGAACAAATATAAACCGAGAAACAGCCCTGAAATACTCTTTCTGCTAGTTTGAGTAGTAAATAAACCAACTAGCACCTTAATTTTAACTAAAATATGGAGATAAAAGTATGAAATTATTTATACAAAAATGGCTTGGTATTATTGATAGCAATAGTGCTTTTACAGAACTTGAACACGCTTTGAATCGCATTAGAGATTTAGAATCTCAATATGATGACCTGAAATATGAGCAAGAAAATTTTGAATATACAATGTGTGAATTAGAAGGCACTGTAAATGAAATAGTTGAAGAACCAATTAATATTAAAGAAATAAAAGAAAATTTAAAATATGAAATGACTGAATTAAAAGAAGATATAAATGAAGTATTAGCAGACTTTGAAAGCATGACAGAAGGCTATACAGTCTCTGTTAAATTAAACCCACCATTATCATAAGGAGATAGTATAATGAGTAAAATAGTATATGGAAAAAGAGATACAAAAACTGTTGTATCAATTGATAAAGCACCACAAAGTATTCAAACACTTTGGAATCAAGCAAACTCTTTAGGAGTTAATATTGTTAGAGTTAGAGCTAACAAAGAAAGATATGAGACTACTACAGGAGATACTTTTGAGGGTTATCATTCAGGTAAAGTATCAGTGTATAATCAAAAGTCTAAGCCAAGTAGACCTTTACATTTTGTAAGGCGAACACCTCTTGGTAAAGACAACAAAGGTATGCAAATCCTTGAAGTAGCTTCAAACATTGATGTTCAAGATACTTTAGAGGTTATAAACGACTATGAATATTACACAACTAACAGCTTCTTTGTTAGGTTAGTTATGTCATTCAGAAGATTGTTTGCATAAAAGTTTAGTGTTAAACGAGCCTATCGTAAAATCCTTAAACGTGGTCATAGGTTGAGAGTTGGAGTAAGTGCTAGAAACCGTTTTCCAACACACTAAAAGTCTGATTTTCCCACGTTTGCGTGGAGGTTTGTACAGACTATAAACAACAAAGCCACAATTTGCGAGTGTTGACAGGCACTATAAAAACCTATAGTTCAAGTTGCTGTTGGAGGAGTTGGTAGTAATCTTCGGGACTGAAAAACTACCTTTTAATTTTAACTTAATGGAGATAAAATATGAGCTATAAACTATTAACAGTTAGCGGAAACCCTAAAGTTATGAAGGGTGATAAGCTAAGTAATTACTTAACTGCTATCATGCATTTGAGTCCAATCAACACTAAGATATGTCCTTATCAAGACATTGCTGGGTGCAAGGAAGCCTGTCTAAATACAGCAGGTAGAGGTGGCATTATAAAGAAGGGTGAAACCACTAATGTCATACAAGAAGCTAGAAAGCGTAAGACTAATTTGTATTTGGAGGATAGAAATACCTTCATGACTTACCTGATTACAGACATCATGAAGTTTGTAAGATACTGTGAAAAGAAAGATAAGCTTCCTTGCATAAGACTGAATGGTACTAGTGACATACAATGGGAGACAATCAAGATAGATGGACAAAATATCTTTGATATCTTTCCGACTGTTCAGTTCTATGACTACACCAAAATACCTACAAGAAAAGTAAAGCAACATAAAAACTATCACTTGACATGGAGTTACTCAGAAGCTAATATGAAGTACGCCAATCTGTTCGACAAGATTGCTTACAACATAGCAGTTGTATTCAATGGTGAGATGCCTATACATTTCAAGGGTAGAGAGGTAGTCAACGGTGATGAAACAGACTTAAGATTTTTAGATAAGAGCAATGTAATTGTTGGTCTAAAAGCAAAGGGTAAAGCCAAGAAAGATACGAGTGGCTTTGTAATACAAACAGCATAGGAGATAATATGAAAACATGGATTAGTACAATAACATATACTGTAATTGATACAGGCAGAGAATGTGAAACAGAAGAAGAATATAAAGAATGCGTTAAAGAATCTTTTAAAGAAGACCACAACATAGAACTAATAGATGATGAAATAACTAATATAGAATTTGAGGAGGTAGATGATGAGTGATTGGCTAGAAGGAACTAAACCTAAGATTATATCAGCTAGATATAGTGCATATCTTACTTGGGATTTAGATGAACTAGGTATTGATTGGGACAATATAAAAGATTGGGACTTGCAAAGGGCAGACTTACATATATATTTTAAAGATGGAACTGAAAAGGTATATGAAAATTGGGACAGCTTAGAAATAGATTATAAACATAACTTTAAAGAAGTTCTTATCCTTGATAAGGATTGGAATCAAGTGGAGGGATTGAACGGATGAATAAATATAACGTAGCAGTACATTATGAGGAAGGCTTTTCAGTAGAGGTAACAGCACCTAATGTTGAAGATGCTAGGAAGTTAGCTCAAGAACTTGTTGATACTTATTGTGGGGTTAGTGAATCCTTTGATAACGTTGGACAAGATGAGGGTAAGTATTTAAAAACTTATCATAGAGACTGTTGGATAGTAGGAGAAAGATAATGAGTAACATAAATGACAACGAAACATTAGAGATGATATACGAAGATGTATTAGCTGATGATGAAAAAGGTTTGCTTGTAGATGAAATAGATAACATAGCCCATCTATACAACCTACATGCTGATGATGATAGAGAGCAGATACTAGAGTTCATAGCTGAGAGTATCTTTTATAAACAATTTACATAAGGAGAAATATGAGCCACGATGATTTAGTAAACTTTGCTATACTAGCAATACTAGTATCAGCATTATTAATAACAAGCCTAGGAGGATAACTATGAAAGGAATATTAATTAACCCACATGATGAAACAATAAAAGAAGTAGTATACACAGGAGACTTCAGAGAAATCTATGACATTGTAGACTGTAGAACTTTTGATGTCGTAAATATATATGATACTCAAGATATGTATGTTGATGATGAAGGACTCTTGATAAACAATCAAAGATACTTTAGTATTAATGGTAGAAACTACGGAGGTAAAGGCTTGTTGTTATCCCATGATGATGAAGGAGAAACAACAAGTACAAATTTAGATTTACAAATGGTTCAAGATATGGTACAATTCTTACCTGAAGGACACATAGAAGAACCTTATATGGAGTTTGTATCATGGACGTAGGAACAGCATTAGTTTTAATAAACAGTATAACATTAATAGTTTTAACTGTTGGTGTTGTAAAACATTGGAAATAATATGGAATTAAAATTTAAAAAATTAAACAAAGATGAATATCGAGAGTTTGAAAATTGGATACGAAAGCATAATCAAGAACTTTACGAACACAAAGTAGCTTACGAAGTAAGGTGGACTGATGAAGACTACCTTGTAAGACTATGTGACGAAAGCCTTTACTCAATGAGTGATATAATGCTTGACATTCATAACAACATAGGGTATAATGTACCCAATTAAACGCCAATCCAAAGGAGGAATTATATGGCAGTATTAGAAGGAAAAGCCTACTGGGCTTCAGTAACAACCCCAAACACTACATTTGAGCCTGTGTATACAGTTGACTTAGTTGTAGATAATGAGGTTGCAAATAGCTTTGAAGCTCGTGGCTTTAAAGTAAAAGACTTATCCATCAAGGATGAGAATGGTGGGCAAACACCTGTTGGTAGAGCCTTAACAATAAAGAGAAAAGTAAACGGCCCGAATGGCATGGTAAGAAATGCACCTAAACTTTTCGACAAGGACAAGAACACTATGGATGACGTAGTAGGTAATGGTTCTAGTGTTAAGGTACAATACAATGAGTGGGAGACCGATAATAAATATGGTCAGTTCAAAGGTTTGGATTTCCAAGCTATGCAGGTGATTGACTTAGTAGCACTAAAGACTCAAGATGGTGCTGAATTAAATCCGTTTGGAGACGGGGAGGAATTTTAGTATGATTATTAGTATTAAGAATGATGAAGGTGTCACATCTTATGATGTGAACAAAATAGAAAACGAAGAACTACAAAACAATGCTCGTGTTACCATCAATAAGGTAGGCACATTGGAAGTTCTTTTAGAAGCTTTAAACTTTGCAAGTGCAGGACATAGGAATAATCTTGAATCCCTCTTGAAAGATACTCCTGAAGCAGTGGTAGAGTCTGAAGAAGAAATAGTTGATGAGGAAACTTCTAGCGAAGAAGACTAATTAACTTTTCATATCTCCAACCGAAGCCACTCTCGTAAAACAGGGTGGCTTTTTTATTTAACAACGAGGGAATAATATGCAAGAACAAAGTAAATTTATTAAATACCATGTGCCTTGTCACGAATGTGGTAGCAAAGATGCAGTATCTGTCAACGCTGACGGCTCTGCAAAATGTTTTAGTTGTGACAAATTTTATACAAACTATGAGGGAAACGTAACACCAATGACAAACTATATCAAACAACCAACACCCAAGCCAAGTGTAAATGCACATGGTGGTATCTTTGCAAAGCTTACAGACAGAAATATATCAAAAGAAACTGCAGAAAAGTATGGTGTTAAGGTTGTGTATGATGCAAGTGGTCAGTTGGCTCAACACTTATATCCTTTCTATATCAATCATGAGCAATGTGCTACCAAGATTAGATATGTACGAGACAAACGCTTTTCGTTTGATGGCACTATCCAAGACTCAGGATTGTTTGGTCAGAACCTTTTCAAAGAAGGTGGTAAATACCTTACGATTGTTGAGGGAGAATGTGATGCTATGGCTACCTACGAATTACTTGGTAGTAAATGGGCAGTAGTATCTATCAAACGTGGTGCAGCTTCGGCTGTCAAGGACATCAAAGAAAGCCTTGAATATGTCGAAAGCTTTGACAATGTTGTCATCTGTTTTGACAAAGACAAAGCAGGTATGGAAGCTTCACAGAAAGTAGCAAGTATTATCAAGCCCGGAAAAGCAAAGATAGTTACGCTTCCTAATGGCTACAAAGACCCTAACGATATGCTCAACAAGGGTAAACATCAAGACTTTACAAGAGCATGGTGGGATGCACAAGTTTATACACCAAGTGGTATCATCAGAGTATCAGAGAAACAAAATGATTTCTTAAACAGAGAACGTAAACAGAGTGTGCCTTATCCTTGGGATGGTCTCAACAAGAAACTGTTGGGTCTCAGAGCAGGTGAGCTTGTAACTCTTACAGGTGGTACTGGTCTCGGTAAGTCTAGTATTACTAGAGAGATTGAGCATTGGCTTATCAATCAAACGAATGACAACGTGGGCATCATTGCACTTGAAGAAGATTGGAAGCGTACAGTAGATGGTATACTTTCTATCGAAGCTAGTGACAAACTATTTATTGATAGTGTTCGTGATGATTACGGAGAAGCTAAGCTTACTAGTATGTTCGATAAAGTATTCAGTAATGACAGGGTGTTTATCCATGCTCACTTTGGTGCTAACGATATTGATGCTATCTTTGCAAAGCTTAGATACCTTATCGTAGGCTGTGATTGTAAATGGGTTGTAGTAGACCACTTACATATGCTAGTAAGTTCTATGTTGGATGGAGACGAACGTAAGGCTATCGATAGTATCATGCACAGACTTCGTAGCATGGTTGAAGAAACAGGTGCAGGTATTATTCTTGTCTCTCACTTACGAAGAATCGAGGGCAACAAGGGTCATGAGAATGGTATTAGTGTAAGCTTATCTCATCTTCGTGGTTCAAATAGTATTGCACAGCTATCTGATTGTGTGATAGCACTTGAAAGAAACCAACAGTCAGACGATGATTTAGAATCAAGAACAACTAAACTTCGTATACTTAAATCAAGATATACAGGAGATGTAGGCATGGCTTGTTCCCTAGTGTACGATAAAGAAACAGGTAGGTTAGCTGAGTACGAAGATTCAGAAATGCTTAATTCTAAAGACGAAGAAATCATACCATTTTAATAGGAGATATATATGCAGTTAGTATTTGACATAGAAACAGACGGGTTAAATCCTTCGGTTATATGGTGTCTAGTAGCACAAGATGTGATAAGCGAAAAGTTTTATCACTTCTACGAAGACACCCTTAACGAGGGCATTAAATTTTTACAACAAGCAGACACACTTATAGGTCACAACATACTTGGTTATGACATACCAGTAATTAAAAAGCTTACTGGTGTAGACTTATACAACTCAGATAAAATTATAGACACACTTGTTTTATCTAGGCTGTTGAATCCTACAAGAGAAGGAGGACACAGCATAGCTAAGTGGGGTTACAAACTAGGAGTGCCTAAGAAAGATTCTCCTGAGTGGTCTAGCTTTACAAAAGAAATGCTTTCTTATTGCGAGAGAGACGTTGCAATCAATACAAAATTACTCAGACATTTACGAAAAGAATCCTTAGGGTTTTCAAAGGAGTGTATTAAACTTGAACACAAAGTTACACACATACTTGAACAGCAAAAACAAAATGGTTTTCTTTTCAATGATGAACAAGCAATGTTCCTAGCTTCAGAGTTAAGTTGTAAGCTCAAAGAAACAGAAGATAAAGTACATGAAACATTCAAGCCTATATGGGTTGATGACAAGATGGTTAAACCTAAACTAAAAAAAGATGGTAAACTTTCCAAACAGGGCTTGACAGAACAGGAGTACTCCGATATAATAGAGGGTACGCTTGAAAGAAAACCTTTCATGAGGAAGACTCTCCAAGAGTTTAACCTTGGTTCTAGAAAACAAATAGGACAAAGACTACAGGAACTCGGATGGAAACCTCAGAAATTTACACCGACAGGTCAAGCCATAGTCGATGAGACTACTCTCAAAAAGATTACTCACATAAAAGAAGCACAACTTATAGCAGACTTCTTGCTGTATCAAAAGCGTTTAGCTCAAGTTCATTCGTGGATTGATGCAGTATATGAGGACGATGGTAGAGTACATGGTTCGGTCATTTGTACTGGTGCTATCACTGGTCGTATGGCACACAGGAGTCCCAACATGGCTCAAGTACCTGCTGTTTACAGTCCTTATGGTAAAGAGTGTAGGTCATGTTGGATTGTTCCTAAAGGGTACAAACTTGTAGGTATAGATGCAAGTGGATTAGAACTTAGATTGTTGGCACACTATATGGCTGACGAGGAGTATGTAAATGAAATTATCAACGGAGATATTCACACAGCTAACCAACAATTTGCTGGACTTAAATCAAGAGATGAGGCAAAAACTTTCATCTATGCCCTTATATACGGAGCAGGAGATGAAAAAATTGGAAGCATCATTAAAGGAAACAGAGCAGATGGTAAGAGGTTGCGAGAACGCTTTCTTAGTGGTCTTCCAACACTTAGAACTCTTAAAGAACGAGTTGACCGAGCAGCAGAGAAAGGTTATCTTAAAGGATTAGATGGTCGTAAGATTCTTTTAAGACATAAACATGCAGCATTAAACACTTTATTACAAGGTGGTGGTGCAATAGCCATGAAGAAAGCATTGATTATACTTGAAGATAATATAAGACTTAACGGCTTAGATGCAAAGTTTGTAGCTAACATTCATGATGAGTGGCAGATACAAGTGCTTGAAAAACAAGCAGACTTTGTAGGTAGGTTAGGTGTAGAAGCAATAGAAAAAGCGGGACAACATTACAATATGCGTTGTCCTTTAACAGGCGAATATAAAATAGGAGACAGCTGGTATGAAACCCACTAAAGAAAACAGAAAGAAATTTGACATTGACTTAGCTTATGGTACAATAAGAGAAGAAAAAATAGCAGACATGATGACCAATAAAAAAATAGAAGTTAAATCTGAAAAAGATTTATGGCAAAAGTCTGGAAACATTTGTATAGAATATGAATCATGGGGTAAGCCTTCAGGAATAAGAGCTACTGAATCTGATTATTGGTTTCATAATTTATGTGTAGGTGACAACGAGTTCTGCACATTGGTATTTAAAACAGATGTACTTAAAACAATAGTAGATAAACTGGATACGTTTAAAACTGTGAGTGGTGGAGACCATAAAGCAAGTAGAATGTTCTTGGTTAATTTACAAAAACTATTCTCATCGGATGTAATTAAAGCATTCAAGGAAGCAGAAAATGAAAGCAAAAAAACTAAGTAGTTTAGTACCTGATATTTATGCCCTGTTAGATTCTCTGACAGAAGGTAATGAGCTAAACATTTCAGAAGAAACCTACGAAGAGTTCGGGAAAGAAATGGCAGATGCTCTTAAACATTGGGCTACCCCTCAAGATAGAACAAATAAAGAAACGCTTAGGATGTCTAACATAGGTAAACCTGAAAGACGTTTGTGGTATGATGCTCATACTCAATCAGATACAACAGAAAAGTTACAGCCTAACGTACAGATTAAATTTCTTTACGGACATTTACTTGAAGTTTTACTCTTATTCTTTGTTAAACTTTCAGGACATAAGCTAACAGATATGCAGAAAGAAATTACTGTGAACGGAATCAAAGGACACATGGACTGTAAGATAGATGGAGAAGTTGTAGATGTAAAGACTGCATCGGGTTATGCTTTTAAGAAGTTTAAAGAAGGCACACTAAGTGAAGACGATGCATTCGGATACCTATCACAACTTGCAGGGTATGAAGAAGCAGAAGGTACAAGCAAAGGTGGCTTCTTAGTTATGAATAAAGAAACAGGAGAGCTTTGTACTTACATACCTGATGACATGGAGAAGCCTAATATAGTTTCTAAAATAGATAACATCAAAGGTCTTATAGTTAAAGACACACCGCCTGAGTTTTGTTATGAAGATGTAGCCGAAGGTGTTTCCGGTAACATGAAGTTAGCTAAGAACTGTGGGTGGTGTCCTCATAAAATAGAGTGTCATAAAGATGCTAATGAAGGCAAAGGTTTGAGAGCATTTAAGTATGCTAAAGGGCCTGTATATTTTACAAAGATTGTTAAAGAACCAAAGGTTGAGGAAATAATAATATGAGACAATTAAAAACTAAGCAGGTACGAAAACTTTCAAAACAGTTTGTGGTTGAGTGGCTCAAAAGTATGCTAACTTCCGAAGAACAAAAGAAAGTAAGTGTAGATAACTATGAAAAGTATTTGCCTGAAGAGAGACACTTCTACGCTAACAATAAACTTATGGTTTCTGCATACACACCTAGGTGGTTTGCCCAAAGAATCAAAAAAGTTTTAAGAACTAAACACATAGATGACATTACTTATTCGGATGTTATCTAGTGGTTGGTTTTAGAAAGCCTAGAAAGGTTAGACCTAAAGAAAAAGATATACCAAAAGGTTATGATTCTAAATGGGAACATACCTTACACAGTACTATCTTACAAGAATGGGAACACCACACTAATAAAGTTCCTTACATAGTTGAGCATAATTACGAGCCTGACTTTGTAAAGAAGATAGGAAACAAAGAATATCTTTTAGAAGCAAAGGGTAGATTTTGGGACTATCAAGAATACAATAAGTATGTGTGGGTACGTAAAGCTCTGAAGCCAAATCAAGAATTAGTGTTTTTGTTTTTGAGTCCTTATGCACCTATGCCACAGGCTAAAAAAAGAAAAGACGGAACGAAAAGAACCCACGCTGAATGGGCTGAAAAGAATAATTTTATATGGTATAGTGAGAACACTTTACCTGACAACTGGAGAAAAGATGAACTATAAATTTAATGAAGATGAAATAATAAAAGACTTACAACGGTATGTAGATGCTACGTATGGCTTACATTATTCTAATGGAAAGTATCAGGCAACCGATATGATAATAGATGCAGGACATGGAGAGGGTTTTGCCATGGGAAACATCATGAAGTATGCTATGCGATACGGACAGAAGGGTGGTAAGAACAAGATGGACTTGCTAAAAATAGTACACTATGCTATAATAGCCATATATTTACAGGACAACGAAGATGATTGAAGATAAAACAGGAACTAAGCCTTACTTAGGAATTGAAATAGATTACGACAAAGAAAAAACATTTGACAAATTTAGTTTAGATACACTCAAGGATAGATATTTTTGGGAAGGAGAAACACATGCACAAGAAGCCCTCGCAAGAGCATCAGTCTACGGAGCAACTTACAAAGGGGAGACAGATTTTGAACTGGCTCAAAGACTTTATAACTACAGTTCCTCTAGGTGGTTCATGTTTAGCACTCCTATACTTAGCAACGGGGGAACAAGTCGTGGGCTTCCTATCAGTTGTTTCCTTAATTATGTTCCTGACAGTCGGGGTGGTTTATCTGCTCACTATGACGAGAATATATGGTTGGCAAGTTCAGGTGGAGGCATTGGTGGATATTGGGGCGATATTAGGAGTAACGGTGTTTCTACTACTCATGGCTCTCGTTCTACTGGCTCAATTCCTTTCATGCATGTAGTTGACTCACAGATGTTAGCCTTTAATCAAGGCACAACAAGACGTGGTAGCTATGCGGCTTACATGGATATAAGCCATCCGGAGATTGAAGAGTTTATAAACATGAGAAAAGAGTCAGGTGGAGACATCAACAGAAAGAATCTCAACATTCATAATGGTGTAAACATTACAGATGCTTTCCTTGAAGCAGTAGAAAAGGATGATGATTGGAGATTGATAGACCCTAAAAGTAATGAAGCTATTAAGATAGTAAACGCTAGAGATTTATGGTGGCAAATCATTCATGCTAGAGCAGAGACAGGCGAACCTTACATGGTCAACATCGACACCTGTAATAAATACTTACCTAAAGCACAGAAAGATTTAGGTTTGAAGATAAGACAAAGTAACCTGTGTTCAGAAATTACTTTGCCGACAGACGAAGAACGAACAGCTGTATGTTGTTTATCATCCGTAAACTTAGAACACTTTGATGACTGGTCGAAGGATGATAACTTTATACAAGATTTAATAACAATGCTTGACAATGTTTTACAGCACTACATTGACAACGCAGTAGACACAGAACAACTAGGAGAGTACAGTGCAAATTTTAAAAGGTTTCAGAAATATATTAGAGCAGGTCAAGAAGGATATACTAAGTCTGCGTATTCGGCATATAGAGAGAGAAGCATCGGGCTTGGTGCAATGGGCTTTCATGCATATCTACAAAGCAGGGACATTCCTTTCGAGGGTATTTATGCAAGTGGCTTCAACTACAAAGCATTTCTTTACATCAACACTAGAGCAACTGAAGCAACTAAAGAACTTGCTGTTCAAAGAGGAGAAGCTCCTGACATCCATGGGACAGGTAAGCGAAACGCTAACCTCATGGCTATTGCTCCTAACGCTAGTAGTGGGATTATATGTAGTGGTACTTCCCCTTCTATTGAGCCTTTCAGGGCTAACTGCTATACTCATAAGACTTTATCAGGGAGCTATCAAGTTAAGAACAAGTATCTCGAAAAGCTTTTCAAAACTAAAGGCATTAAAGCTAAGGAGTTAGATGAAGTATGGAAAGATATCTCAGCTAATGAAGGCTCAGTCCAACATTTAGATATACTTACTGATGATGAGAAAGAGATATTTAAAACTGCAAATGAGATAAACCAAATATGGATTGTCGAACATGCACATCAAAGACAGGAGTTTGTGTGTCAAGCACAGTCTGTCAACTTATTCTTTACACTGCCTAAGAGTACAGAGCCACAAGAAGTGCATGATGAATACATGCAGTATGTGAATGATGTACACTGGTATGGTATGAATAAATTAAAATCGTTGTATTACTTTAGAACTAATGCAGCAAGAAACGTAGAAAATGTAAACACAAAAATTCCAAGAATTCGTTTAGACGATTCGGAATGTATCGCCTGTGAAGGGTAAGGAAAAGTTATGAGCTTATTAAAAACTAGAGATTATTATAAACCGTTTGAGTATCCATGGATGTATGAATACTACAAACTTCAAAACCAAATGCATTGGATGCCTGAATCAGTTCCATTGCACACCGATGTAAAAGATTGGCAGGATGTTACACCTGAAGAAAAACATTTACTTACACAGATATTTAGATTGTTTACACAGTCTGATGTGGATGTAGGTGCAGGATATGTTGACAAGTATATGCCTATCTTTAAGAAACCTGAAGCAAGAATGATGATGTCATCCTTTGCTAACATGGAATCTATACACCAAGATGCTTACAGTTTATTGTTAGACACTGTGGGTATGCCTGAAATAGAGTACAAAGCTTTTGCTGAGTACGAAGAAATGTCTGACAAGCACGATTACGTTGGGGAGTTTAAGCCTTTAAAATCTGATAAGAGAACTATAGCTAAAACACTAGCAGTTTATTCAGCCTTCACAGAAGGGTTGCAGTTATTCTCTAGTTTTGCAATCCTCTTAAACTTCCCAAGGTTCGGTAAGATGAAAGGTATGGGACAGATTGTTACCTATTCTATTCGTGATGAGTCTATGCACGTTGAAGCAATGACAAAACTATTCAGAGAATTTATCCAAGAGAACATAGAAATATGGACAGATGATTTTAAAGCAGAGCTTTATCAAATCTGTAGAGACATGGTAGAACTAGAAGACAAGTTCTTAGACTTAGTGTTTGAGATGGGTGACTTACAAGGACTAACTAAGAAAGACATGTATGCTTACAACAGATACATAGCTGATAGACGATTACTTCAACTTGGACTTAAGACTAACTATGACCAAAAAGAAAACCCATTGGGTTGGATTGATGAAGTCATGGGTGTAGAGCATCAGAACTTCTTTGAAGGTAGAGCTACTACATACATGAAAGCAGGTCTACGTGGAAAACAAGATTCAATTACCTTTACAGGAATAGAGAAATGAGTAAAAGAAAAGAAGCTACATTAATAAGCTATAAACTTCTGTATGATAGGTACGGTAAGCTTGTAACAGAAAGAACAACAACAGACATCTCTAGCTTGGAAAAGTTTTTAACTACAGAAGAATTTATTAATTTAAAAACTATTCTAAGAGAAGCGACCACTAAGTTAGATAGCATACATAGTTATATAGAAACTCATTTAAATGCAAGGATAATGAAAGATTTTAAATAGTGTATATTTTTATAGGCTTTTCTTTACCTTTAACATAAATAGATTTAAGAGTTACAGACTTACCTTTGTAGCTCTTAATTGTTTCATATCCTATAACAATATCTTTACCAACCTCTTTAGTAGAACTCTCTAGCCTAGCCGCTAGATTAACAGCATCACCAATCGCAGAGTAATCAAATCTTGTATCACTTCCCATATTACCTATCACTGCCTCTCCTGTATTTATGCCGATGCCTATCTCTATTCCTAGGTTGGCTTCTTCCATATCTCGGTGTATTCGTAACGCTGTTTGGATTGCTTTATTCTCATGGTCTTCAAGGTCTATAGGTGCATTAAAGATAGCCATCATTGCATCTCCAATATATTTATCTACCATCCCACCATATTCTTTTACTGCATTAGCTTGTATGGTTAATGCTTTGTTCATTATCTCTGTAACTTGTTCGGGTTCTAAAGTCTCTGATAAACTTGTAAAGCCTCTAACGTCTGTAAATAAAAACGTACAACGTCTTCTATCTCCACCTAACTTCAAAAGCTCAGGATTATCTTGGAGTTGTTTGACTTGTCTTGGGTCAAGGTAATGTTCAAACTGTTTCTTAATTTGTTGTCTAAGCTTGAACTGTGTTCTAAAGTTTAGATAGAATTGTAAAGTAGCTATAAGTGTCATACTTGTCATACTCCATGTAACATCAATCAATATATTATTTTGTATGACACTATATCCAAAGTAGCCTACTCCTGACATTAAAACACCAACTGACGCTATGCCCCATGTAATACCTAAACGTGCTATTAGAAGAGCTGTGAGAAAACCACAGGATAATAATATTAAAAGTTCTACAAACAATCTATAGTCGGGTATCTGTGGTGTATCCATTAACATACTTTCTGATAAAGCTGCTTGAATCTTATGAGGCTCTAGTAGCCCGACAGGTGTTGCTAGTTGTGGTGATATTCCTTTAGCTGTAAATCCTACAAAAACAAATGTAGATTCAACATCCATCTCAGCTAGTGTAGTCTGTGGTGTATCAACCCAACTAATCCATTTACGACCTAGACTATCTGTGGCAATGGGTGGAATGCCTCTCACTCTAACCTGTTCTATTCCGTTCAGATTTGTGACAATCTGATAAGTTCGACCACCTCCTAGTATTTTTAAAACTTCCGTTCCAAACGAAGCGACCCACCCATTGTTTGTTTGCTGTAGTAAAGGTATACGCCTTACTAAATTATCTACATCTACTGGTGCAGAAATAGCACCTTGACTAGCTGACTGTTTTAAAGGTTCTATGTTTTCTAAAAATCCTTGAGCTTTTGGTAAAGAAACTATTGGTCCTTTGATAACTGTACCAACTGTCTTTGGATAGTTATTGTTGTTTACTTCTGGCATAGCTATAACACTTGCAGACTTAGAAAGCTCTAAAGCAAACTCACCATCACCACCCATTCTATCCGCATGTGGGAACAGCATTACCCATCCAACTCCGTAAGCTCCTGCATCCATAATGTCTTTGTGTATCTTAGCTAAGTCTTGACGAGGTAGAGGATATCCTCCCATATTGTCTAGGTCTTCTTCGGTAATGTTAAGGATTGTAAAGTGTCCTGTAGCGTTTTGTTCAGGCACAAGAGCATCAAAAGTTTTTAATCTCAAGACTTCTAATGGGACTGCGTTAAAAAGCAAAGGTAAAGTTAGTAAAGCTAATAGTATTGTTGACCACTTCATGTTAATCTCCTTGCGTTATTTTTATGGTAGAGTCTCCACCACCGTTGACAATGACTTGTGTACTCTTACCATTTTGAATCATGATAACTGTATAAGCGTTCGACCTATCTAAGTCTAGTCTTACGGTGTCTTCTAAAGATTTGTAAAACGTTATAAGGTTATCAGCTAAGAACGTATTGATTTGTGTGTTAGCATCAAAGCCTACTTGAGTTCCTTTTAAATCTACATCAGTTCTTAAAAGTGATTCAGTATTGTCTAGCTCATTTACGTCTTCTATAATGTTTAGTAAATCTTCTAGAAAGTTTACATCAAGATAATTTATATCTAACTCTGTAAACTCTAGTTCATCATCTGCAAGATAATCTATTTCTAAATCAGAGAAATCAAGGAAGTCAACATCAAGAATATTAGAAACGCTACTTCCATCTTGTCCTTCATCTTCTTGTTCTATTTCCTTTGGTTGATTTACTATTAACATGTTATCAATTAACTCAAGGGTTAAGTCAAGGATAACGGGTTTGGTTGGTTCAGTCTCGTACATTGAAACTGTAGTAGCTTGGTAAGGTTTGTTAAGTGTTACCTGTCCCATAGCTGTAGCGACAACAATCTCTCCACTTGGAAGACCATCATCGTCTGGTAATAATATGACTAGACTCCTACCTAATTCATCTACAGTAACTGTAAAGTCTGTACCACGAATACCTATCGTAGCACTAGGAGTTTGTATAGATATATTTTCTTTATCTATAGTAGCTAACTTACCAGTGATAAACCTTGCAGTACCACTAGCAAACTGTAAAGCCATCTTAGACTTAGACGGGTCTGGGTCATAGATAAACTCGTCTATTATTAACTCTGAATGCTCAGTAAGTCTAACTTGACTATCGTCTAAAAAAGTAATGCCCAATCTCCCGTTAGAAGTTTGGACATTGTCGTAGCTGTTTATATCTAAAGATAGAGAGGCTTGGTAGGTAGTATCTCTTACGACTCTACCTGTTCCGTTTAGTTCAGTTATGTTGCCAATACTAGCAACCGACTGTACTTCCTCCATCGTTTTGGACGACACAGATAGTACCATTGTTACCAGTAGAATTAATCTGCAACCAATCAGAAGCCAAAGTTGATGACTGTATGATGTTGAATGTTCTACTGTTTCCTGTTTGGTCAAGATAGAAGTACCCATCTGCATATCCACTCCCTGTAAAGTTTACTGTGTTGCTATCTCCATCTACATCAACGTAGTTAGTAGCACCATCGTAGTTAATATCAAAGTCAAATGTGTTACTATCACCGTTTATAATCCAGTCTAAGTCTGTATTACTAGACATAGCTAGTGTAGCTAAATCAAGTGTAAAGTTATTACTACTTCCAGTAACAGCTACATTAACATCAGAACCATCTGCTCCATATGTGTTAGTAGGGTCTACTTGGATAGTAAAGTTATTACCAGTTCCGTCAAAGTTAAAAAACCCTGTGAAGTTATCAGCTAGAATATCTCCTAAGAATTTATTAGTGTCTCCAATTTGATTGATGTCCAATGTCATTGTACCACCATCCAAATCTAAAGGTGTTAAAGTTCCAGCAACAGAATTTAAACCACCTATAATATTTGCAGAACCTAACTGTTCTAAATTTATATTAGCTGTATCACCAGTTTGGTCAATGTATATTTCGTTATCAGCCCCGTATAGCAGCGATGCATTCATCATCACAACTAGGCTCATTAATTTTAGTTTGTTCATATTTCCAATAGCCCCTCTCAATGCCTATGTTAATAATATTTAATACTCCCGTTTCTATTGCCTTTTGCAAAGCTATAGAAACACTCTCATTCTCAGCTACACCACCCTCTATCTCTACAAGCTCTGTTTGCTGTTCGATAAAACGAAATATATCCTGAGAAATACTTGTGGATATAATGCTTTTAGAAACTAATGTTTCCATTAACACTTCTCCAGTTGATACAGATATTAATCTTAACGATATTGTAACTGTATCTTCTCTGTACTGTTTGCTATTACCTATTCCTAAGTATCTAGCACCAGCACCTCCAGACTTTAGGTTAGCTTCGTAACTAACCACTCCACCTTGAACTAGTAACCCTGCAAAAAGCAAAGGTTTCATTTTGTTATCTTCTTTAAACTCTTTACGAGTACTTCTAATAAGTTGTCTTTCTTTTGTTAGGTCATCCAAGCCTACTCTTTCTACAACTCTAAAAAACTTTCCACCTGAAGTATGCTTTAAGGCTCTTATAAGAAAAGCTTCCGGAGCTTGTGTAATAGCTGTACTAAATAAAGCAAACGTACTGTTACTTCTTCTCTGCCCTGTTAAATCTTTAAAGCTATTAGGGTATATAGCTATGGTTGGCATCACTGAAGCTGCCGGTAAATTCTTTAATTCTTCTGATTGTAGTTCTAATATGTCCGGAGATTGTATCTTCTTTGATAATACTAAATCTTCGTTATGACTTATAACTGCACAACTAGAAATAAAAATCGCCAACAGGCAAAGATATAGTCGTTGTATTACCATTACTATCCGTTATGTTTAAAGTTATTATTCCATCGACAACACTATATTCTATTCTGTTGCCTTCTAATTCTAGTACTCCACTATCGCTAGGAGTTTCACCAAACAAATTATCTACAAGCTGTCTAGAAAGCTGTGCATATATTCTAGACTCTAAGTTCCTTATAAACCTTGCAAGTGTTGTGTTCTCTTTGTCTCTTTCTATTTCATCTTGAAGTGCTTTTATCTCTGCTTTTAAAGCTGCTTTACGATTGAACTCTTGGTTCTGGATTGTAAGATAATGTGAAGATGAATTAATACCACTAAAGCTAGGACTTTTAAACTTGTGTACCATTTCATCTGCAAAGACTTTAGAGTTACCCCAAAAAGCTAACAACATTAAACCAAACACAACTACTTGAACTATAGAAGCAATTGTAATCTGCTTCATAGGATGTACATCTACAATTTTTTCTATCCAAGATTCGCTCGGAGAAAGATTAACTACTTGTAATATTTTTTTATTAGTCTTTTCTTTGGTCATCTCTATCTGCTTTTGCAATTTTATCTATGTCTACTAAGTTTGGTACGCCTAGTAAAGTTTTTAAGAGTACGTCTTGTCTAATGCTTTGATTATCTAACGCCCTTACTCTGTCAATTAAACTAACTATAATACCATACTGACTGTCAAGTTTAGTAGACACTCGTTCTTCCATAGTATCTAAAGCTGTTTGTACTTTATCGTCTAAGGTATCTAGTTTAGTTTCCATACCATCAATAATTCTATTGATTAGCTTCCATACAAAAGCACCTAATCCAAGTGCTGCTGCAATAGGAAAGCCCAGTTCAGTTATTAATGATACTGCTGAATCCATTAGTCTTTCTGTGTGTTAGAAGCTCCAAAGTAAAACGATATAACAGCACTTGCTAAACCACCAAGATAACCTAGTACAAGGTTTATAAGAGCTTCAGAGTTCTGCTCAGGTGGTTGTAGAGTAACAAGAAATATGTATCCCATGAAACCACCGACAACAGCTATACCCATGATACGGGCTGTCCAGTCTTTACTGAACTTATTTCTAGCGTCTTGTCCGTCAGCTACCTCTAGCTTAAATACATCTACATCAAGCTCTTTCATCTGTACTTCAAAAGCTTGTTCAGCTTTTTTAAGCTCTAGCATTTGTTCAGGTGTAGCTTCAGCTATTCCTTTTTCTATAGCTTTAGGTGTATTAGGTACGCCCAATACATCGGCTATCATGTTAGCTGCCATTCCTCCCATTGGTCCGCCTAATGCAGTTCCTAATGTAGGTGCAACAGCTCCAACTATATTCTTTAACAGTCCTTTCATTTCAAGCTCCTAATACCATCATTTGTAATTCTCTACTACGTCCACCTACTTGATTAAACCAACGACTATCTTCCATTTGTACAGACATTTCTTTCCAGTCATGGTTTCTACAAGCCTTTAACATGTTACGAAACTTAGAAAGCCTAGAGCCTCCGAGGTTAAAACACATGTTTACCAATACTCTTTGTATTACTTCGGGAAGCTTTTCAAAGTCTTCCTCACTACCAAAGACATGTATAGCTTCTTTGTAATGTTTATCAAAATCATTTTCGTAGTACATATCTACTACTTCTTGAGACACTTTAGTACCTACTTCCCACTTATATTCTGGGTCTTCTGGTTGGCAGAGGTGTCCAATCCCTAGAGTTTTATAGCCTAAGCTATCCTCATAGATTTCAAGGACTTCGCCTTCGTGTCTTTTAATATCTTGTTTGCATAGTTCTACGTTCATATTATTTTCCTTTTACTTTTACCATATCTTCTATTAAAATATAAGTTGGTTTATCATCTAATCTATTTTTTGTTTTAATAACTTTTATACTATTATCATCTAAAAATTTTCTAACTGTAGGACCTACATCACTTATATATTTTTTTTTACCTAAACTATTTTTAAAACGAGTCAATTCATTAACTTCTTTTTTAGAACTAGTATTTTTTATAGCATTATCTAAAGATATTCTAAATTTTTTTGGAGGTCTTTTAGAATTTATAACTTTATCTTTACCAATACTTACTAAGTTTTTAAAAGATGAAATATCTGAAGTATCTATAGGATATTCTTTTCCTTGAAAACCATAATCAGCAGATATACCTCCACGTTTAGAAGTATAAATACCACTTTGTAATCCTTCATTAGGTTTACGTACCATAGCATTAGCAGACTTAATTTCTTTTAAACCCTTTACAGAACTACCATGTATAACTTCTTTAGGCATAGAAGATTTTTGTACTATCTGTTCAGCAATTTCTATTGCACCTTTAAGACCTCGAACTCCTAATCCTCCTAAAGCTTCTACTACAGGAAACACAGGTTTTAAACCTTCATCATCATAAATTTCAACTGCTCCTTCAGGAACATTTCCACCTTTACTAAACCCTAATCTATCCATTTGTTCTGAATAAGGTAATCCTGTAAAGGGGTCTACTCTATCTGCAGGGTCTTCTTGTACATTAGGAACTATCCCACCTGTCTTGTAGTTTTCTCTTAACAGAGAACGTAGCTCACTCAACTCTTCTTTTTCTTTTTTATAATTTTCAGGACTTGTCATTAAAGGAAAATTACCATACATATTATCTATGTCATTTATAGATTGAATAACATCTATATATTTACCTTCTGTATCTGCGTTACTAATTTGTTTTTTTAAGTTTGCTCCTAGTCCTAAAGGTTCAAAGCGGTCTGCATAAATACTAACTCTATCCATTTTACTTAATCCTGCTTCTTTCATTAAGGGTAATGTATTAATATTAAATTTTTCCGCAGCTTTATTTAACTTATGAAACTTAGAAACATTTTTATAGTATTCATTATTTTCTTTTATATAATTATTTACAAACTTATCATAGTCTAGTTTTTCTCCTAGTCCATTATATAGTCTACGAGACCTGTTATCTTTTTCTTTACTAAAGTCAGAGCTTTTAAATTTAAAAACATTTTCAAGATACTCTGTATTTAAAGGAGATGTTCCCCAGCCTGTAGCAAATTTCATAAACTGGTCTAGTTCATAAATATCTTGACCATATTTTGTTTGGTCTTTACCAAAAGTTTTAGTATAATCAAAGAGTCTATCAATACTTCCGGGAGTTATAGACTCCATTAATTTACCCATCAATATTGGTAAGTTTTCTATTTTATCAGTGGCTGAGCCTGTATCATTGTATTGATAAGTAGTTCCCATAAAATTGTATTTCATGAGTCTATTATTTTTATCTCTTCCTCCTGCAAAAACATAATCATATATAGGCTCTGCTATAATAGATTCTCCTAAAAAAGGACTGACTGTTTCTGTTACTAAAGAAGATAATAATTCAGACATAAAATCTTCATTACTAATATTTTTATCAAATATTTTAGGTATCATTATTTGAAAAGGTTTTTTAGGATAATCATAAGCATCCCAAGAACTTAAGTTACTAACCATAGGAGTACCATCATCACCTACTGAAACTATAATATTAGAGTTTTGCATATAATCCGGTAAAAATTCTTTAATTGCATCTACAGTATCTTGACCTAAGCCACTTAATGCTTGACTAGTTTCTGAGGCTACTTTACCTCCGCCTATTGCAAATAAACTAAATGAAGCTAAGCGTTGTGTAGCTTTCTTTTGATAAGCTTCACCTGCTTCTTTAGCTCCTTGTTCAATTAAATCTTGACCTTTAAAAAAGTCTTCTCTGACATTCCTTAATGTTCCTGCAGATATTCTAACTGACTCTGACATAAAAGAAAAGAATCTTCCTGCTAATGGAAATCTTCTTACGCTTTTAAAATACTCTGGAACTAAATCGTAGTTAGGTAATACGTCTCTAACTATTCTAGCTGAGTCTTCTTTAATTTCTCTAGCTGACTTTTTCATGTTATCAGGTAACATGTTATTAATTTTAGTTAGATTTTTTTCTTCTCTAATATACATATTAATTTTAAAGAAGTCATCTTCTGCTATGTAAGCATTCTGTGCTTTTTCAGCTAATTTTTTAATTCCTGTTTTTTCAAATGTCCAGTCAGCAGCTCCTGTAATACCTTTGGTAATATTACCTGTTTTAACTTTACTTATATCATCTGTTAAACCTTTTAAATCTCTAGCAATAATTCCTTTGTTTAACAAACCAAACTCAGAAAGTTCTTCATGGAATTCTTGTAATGCTTTATCTCCACTTGTTCTAGCTCTTAAAGTTTTTATAATGTCATAAGTTTGTTTAGCATCAAAAACATTAACACCATTAGCTAATGACATATGCATACCACCAGCTACGTTCTTTACATGAGTTGTATGAGACCAAACAGTTTTAGCAGCTTGTGATGTTCCCTTTAGTAGCAACAAGTTTCTATATATTTGACCTCCTAAGTTTTCTGCTTCTAAAGCTTTTTGACTTAAATCTTTATGAACACTAAAGTACTGTAGTAGCTCTTTAGAAGTGTGCATACCTGACAATTTACCGTAGCCTTCAGGAATAGTATTTCTAAATATACCTTCTTTGTTTCTTCTAAAATATATACCTATTCCATCTTCAAAAGTTTCATCATAAAATTTCGCATCTTGAACAAGCTTACTTAGTTTAGTAGCAGAGTGTACAAACTTTTCAATAGGGTCATCTATTTCACCCAAGAAAGCTCTTATTTCTTTTGGTATTTCTTTACGTCCAATTAATATTTGTTTTTTAATTTTATCAAATTTTTCAAGATTAGCACCAAAACTATTCCTTCCATTTATATCTGAAAAGTCTTTTATCTGTGCTTCTACTCTTTCTTTAATTACATCAGGGTCTGTAATCCCTTCTTTTTTTACTTGTTCAGCTAAGTAATCTTCAGCATCTTTTAAAACTGTTTTGTTCGGTACATAGTTAGGGTCTTCAAACATTTTATAAGAACGTCTAACATAAAAACCTAAGCTATCTAAATATATTTTCTTTTGTGCTTTAGTTAAATAGCCAGTATCTAACATCATTAAACTTAAACTATCTTGTAGTTCTCTTGCTTCTCTAACAGGACCTTGAAGTTCTTTAGGAAGTTTTTTTAATTTTTGTTCAAACGCTTGTTTTTGACTTCTACCTGCACTATATCTTTTACTAGTAATAACTGTAGGTAGTCTATCATCTTTAAATAATACTTCATCAATTTGGGTTTTTAAACCTTTAGAATTTTTAACTTGCTCTGTTATTTCTTGATAAATATTTTCAAGATTATAACCAATGTTGGCTATTTTATCTTGATACATTTCTTTTACGTTTTCACCTTTTAAAAACTTTTCTTGCATTCTTAAAGTTTTATTCCCTCTGTTAGTAAACAATTTTTTTCTTATTGTTTCTAACTTTCTTATAAAAGGATTTTTATTAAACTGTAAATCTAATTCAGACCTAGTCATTTTACTAGGCTGTAATGCTTCAAAATCTCCTAGGTCTTTTACTGTACCGTCTTCTATTTCTTTTCTTCGATTCTTTAAAGCTACCCTACCTGTAATAGCATTTTCACTTGAACTATTTTGTAGTATATCTATAAACTTATTTTGAGTATCTGCATCAGAACTTCTTATTTTATTTAACAAAGAAATAAATCTATCTTTTAACTTAATGTTTTTAAGTCCTTTACCAGCATAATGAAACACTCCTGCTCCTGCTAACCCGTCTCCAAACAAAAGCATTCTATTTTTTAAACGGGAGTCTTCTTCATCTCCTTTAATATAGCTTTCTATATCATCAATAGCTTTGTCATTTCCGGGAAGTACTGCTCCAGCTATCATTTCAAGTAAAGATTCTTCTAACGGGTCAAAAGCTATTTGAGAACCAACTTCTGCAGCTACTAAAGTTTCAACAAAAGGCTTTGGTTTTCTTTTAGGTAATGCTTTTTTAAAACCCTTTTTAACTAAGCCTCCTCCTACAATTAACTGAGCCATGTCTCCTGCTAAATCTAAGCCAAAACTTTCTAGAGGCTCTGCAACAGCAGTATCTATACCATACTTTTTTTCTGAAGTTATTATATCTTTTCCATAAAGATGACTATAAAAATCTTTAAGAATGTCTTGTTGGGATTGTCTTCTTTCTTGTCTACTAGGGTCAAGTTTTTCAGGAACTACAGCATCAACAATAGTAGCTCCTATGTCAAAAGCACCTTCTATTGTTTCTGTTCCAAGTTTAGCATCAAATTTTCTATACTCTCGATACTTTTCAGGAAACATTTTTTGAATAATATTATCAGCTACTTTATACTGAGTAGGTAATAAAGTTTCTTTTATAAATTCTTGAGTTGTCTTTTCTTTTTCAGTCATACTAATCTGTAATATTGTAAACGCTTCTTAAATCTTTTGTTAGTGAAAGAGCATAGTCATTTAAATCTTTAAATTTACCGTTTTCTATTTCTTTATCTACTGTAACTCTATTTTCTGCATCACTAATAGATGAAGCAACTAGACTAAATAATAATTTCTCTTTATCACTTCTTGTATAAGATTCAATACGATTTTCTAAAGCTTTAATAATATCTTTATTTTTTTCTGGGTTTTGTCTTAAATCTTTTAACATATACATATCAGATTTAATTTTATTTGTAGTTTCATTGCCTAAGCCAGTTGCTATGTCTGCAAAATTATTTCTTCTTTCTATATAATCTGGGTAGTTTTCTTCTCCTTTTTTAGGTTTATTTCCTTCAGGATAGTTACGAGCATCATAAGCTTCAAAGGCTCTATTATATTTTTCAACATAAGGATTAAAATCTACTAGAGTTAATGTTATAAAATCTTGCAAGTCTCTTCTAGAATAAGTGTCCTGTTTTAAATTAGTAATAAGATTTTTAGCCATGCTTTCATTTTGAATAGTTGAAAGTATTTGACTTGCAGCTTCGCCTTTACTTACTAACATTTCTGTAGGTTTATATTGTGCTATAGCTGCATCACCTGTTATTTCATCAGGGTTTAAAAGATAACCAAATGAACCTCTAGTAGCTTCATTAAGTCTTTGTTCTTTTTGCATATCTGTTAAAATCTTTTTATCTTCTCTGTTAGTAATTTTATCCCAAGCTTTATGAACTAAACTAACATTATCTGAAGATGTAATTTCTTCTTGTCTACCTTTATAATAATCTTCAAAAGGTTTATAAAATTCTTCTTTAGATAATCTTTTAGTAATGTTTCCTGTTTTAATTTTTTCAATATGAATATTTTTTAAAGCTTTTTCTAAGTCGGATACTTCTTTATTTTTAAAATCTATTTCACTTTGTAGTAATTTATTTCCTGTGGGAAAATTAGCATTATCTCTAGCAAATTGTTGTTCAGCTTGTAATCTAAAAAAATTAGGATTTGCTTTGTAACTTTCATCTTCTTCCATTAGTTTATTGTAAGCATTCCATTTATTAGTAATCCCTGCGTTTTGAAAAGTTTTTTGCTCGTCATTTTCTTTTAAATTTTTTAAAGCATTACTTTGCATTTGAGCTTCTTTAGCATTAAATATTAAACTAGCTATTAAAATATTTCTAGCTTTTTTATCTTTCTTTTTACCTTTAGTTAGGTAAGCACCAGCTAACTCTCCCCAGCTTGTACCGGAACTTTTACCTAATAAACTTGTGTAATCTTTATCTGCCATTTTATTCCTCTCTACCTAATAAACTTGTTGTTTGTTCTTGCTCTACTTTCTCTAATAAACTAGAAGGTATTTCTGTTTCTTCTATTATTTTTCTTACATCTTGAGGTACTGATTGAGGGCTTACTCTAGTTGCAGCTATCTTTCTCATTTGCTCTAGTTGATTAACTCCTCCTTGAAGAGTTTCTGTTTGACTTTGTGGAGACATTTCTAAAGGAGTTTCACTGTCTCCTGCTTCTAACTCATATTCTATTTCTGCTTTATCTGCAAGAGCCATGACCATAAACATAGTGGGTTCCATTAACAGTATCATTAAATCTTCATTCCATTTACCTTCAAGATATCCTGAATATAAAACAATAGAAGCAATATCTACAACACCGACTCCACTACTAAGAGATAACAAAGTATTTGTAGTAGCTTCGGGAACTGTTAAAGCTTCAAATATAGACAGCATAGCCTCTCTAGGATTAGTAAACTCAGGAGGTCTCTCATGTTGCATGGGTTGTTCAGGAGCATTCGTAAGACTTTGCCCCGGAATAGGCCTACCTCTTTGTATTATATGATTTAAAAAGTTACTTGATTTTTCTGTCATTGCCATAATAAATTATCCTATACTGTTCCGTATGTTAAAGTAGTTTGAAACTGTTGAGGTAAAGGCTGAGTAGAAGCTAACATTGGAGACAAAGGTTGCGTTGTTTGAGGGCTTTGATAAGATGCAGCTTGTAAGGGCTGTCCTGTTCTTATTTGTTGTTCTTCTTCTCCTTGTACTCCTTGTAAAAGTAAAGTACTTCCTACGCTTGTAGTTATGTCTCCTACAAATGTAGAGTCTTCGGGTAGTAAAAACTCTTTGCCTTTTATAAAAGTCTTTTTAACTTTTTGACCAACAGTAGCTAAATCACTATATTTAGCATCTGTTAAAAACTTAGAGCTATAGTTAGTAGCACCTTCTCTTAAACCTTCACTACTAGCAATCTCAGAAGTTGCTTCAATTGCTTTAGAAGATGCCTCTGTTACACTGTTAGACTTAAAAGGATTCATACTACCTAAGGTTTCTTTTATACCTTCAAACAAGGGATTACCTCCGAACAAAGCATTAGCACCTCCCATAAAAGTCATCGCTAATCCTATGCCTCCTAAAATTTTACCAAACTTACCACCCATAAGTTTTTTTACACCTTTTTTTATTTTTCTACCTACCTTTCTTAAAAATCCCATTTTATAATCCTTGTTTATATGAAGTGTTTAAACTGCTTAGCAAACTTTCAAGATAGTTACCATACTTTTCACCGGGTTTACCTTCGTTTGCTATAGCTGTAGCTATTATATTAGCTTTTCTATTTTCGTCATTTTCAAAAATACTTACATCAAAAGCAGCTTGGTCTCTTAGTTCTTGCCCTAAAAAGGCTATTGCTTGAGAACTAAAACCAAAAGCATTCATTGCATTTTGTAAATTAATTTGATTCTGTGCTGCAGTGTTTACTGTATTTCTTTGTCTTCTATAGTTTATATTAGCAGCTTCTATAACATTAGCTTGTTGTGTATTAAATTGCTCCCTGTTAAAATCAGATTGAGCATTAATTCTTTCTGCAATGTTAGCTTGTTCTGCATTATACTTAGCTACATCTGTTTCTCGTTGAGCCTTTCTAGCTTCTGATAAATTTTCTTGGTTAGTATTAAATTGCTCCATAGCATTTGACTGAACACTATTAAACTTATTTATGTCAGCAGCTAAGCCAGTCATAAATCTTTGAGTGTCGTTCTCACTAACTGCATTAAATTGTTTAGCAACATTATCAGCACTTTGATTACTTAACATTCTTTGTTGTTTTTGCTGAGACTCTAGTACATTAGCTTGTTGTTGATTATTTAAATTAGCCATGTCCATTGTTAAAAAAGCTTGAGCATTTTGTATTTGAGTTTTTTGATAGAAATCAGCTTCGGCTAAGTTAGCCTGTGACATTAACAATGCATCTTGAATAACTGCTTGTTGCTGATTACTAGCTTCTGTTAAACCTACAGTCTGTAAAAACTTACTATTAGATAAAGCTATTTGTTGGTCAGAACTAAATTGAGCCATGTCCATTTGAAATACTTTATTAGCGTTGTCTAAAGCTGTTTGTTGTTTTCTTTGAGTATTAGCTTCGCTTTCTTTAAACTCTATATCTTTTTGCTGAGCTACACTACTTTGAATAGCTTGTGCGTTGCTCTGAGCAATAGGCATAGCTGCTTGAATAATAGTATTTACCAACGCATCTCTACCTACAGAAGAAGCTGATAAACCTCTTTTAGCTAACATAGATTCAACACTAGCTACTGCAGGTCTAGCCCAGACAGGTATTTCACCGTCTTCTATTCCTGCTAAGAGTCCATCTATTTGTGTAGATACTAATGCTTCTTCAGGTAAACCCTCAATAATTCCTCTTTGTTCTTCAGTAAAATCAGCTAGTTTATCTTCTAAAGCTTCAGGGTCATTACCTATTTCTGTTATTTCTACATCAGATAACCCTGCTTTACTTAATTGTTTTTTAGCTCTTGTAATTCTTCTTAAACTTGTTCCTGCATTTTGAGCTGCTTCTGATTTAGCATCTTCACTTAAAGTTCCTACTACTCTTTCTGTTAAAGCACCTGTAGGTATTTCTACTTTAGCTCCTTCTATAGGAGCAACTCTATCTACTTTAGCTGCTTCTGCTAAACTTGTATCTTTTAGTTCTCCTTCAGCAGCTTTAACTTTAGCTTCTTCACCTACTTGTGCAGCGTCATAAGTAGCAGCTGTTAAGTCTGTAGGCATTTCAGCTTCTTTAACTTTTCCAGTTTTTATGTCTTCTTGGATTCCTGAAATGTCTGCATCTATTCCTTTAACTTTAGTGGTCGGTTTCATTTCTATAGCTTCTTGTTCTTTTAAAGGTATAGGATTACCAACTTCATCTAAAACTAATTTTCCTTCTGCATCTCTTTGGTAACCAACTTGTTCTGCTGTAGGTATTTTAGCCTCTTCAGGAACTATACCTTGAGCTGCTTCTTCTATTTGTTGTTGTGTTCTTCCTAGACGTTCTAGTTTTTCTGGAGCAGCAATAGTATCTAAAGTAGTTTGCTTACCTGTACTAGTTGTGTCTTGTTCAACAGGAGGAGTATATACATAATTACCACCACCCGGTATGTCTCCTATTACTACAGGTTCATCACCGTTTGTTATAGTAGGAGTAGGCTGTACATTACCACCGCCAACGCCACCTATAGAAGGAGGAGTATTGTCTTCTTCTACTGGAGGTTTAGGAGTAGGTACTGGAGTTTCAATAGGCTCTGGTTCAACAGCGTCATTACCACCAACACCACCAATAGACATTTGACCGTTACCTACCGGAGGCATTACAGGTTTATCTACAGGTTTATTTATAGGTTCAGCTATAGGTCTGTTAGGTTTATTAACTCCTGTTATTTTAGTATCTCCATTTACAGGAGTAGACGGAGTTCCTTTAGAAGCAGGTTGGTCTTTAGTAGCATTCCATCCTACAGGACTAAACTCTTCTTTAACACCACCTTCTGTTATCCTAGTGTCTCCGTATTGAGGATTACCACCTTTTGCTAGAGATACTCTACCGCCTTTACGATAATCTACTCTACCACCAGTATAATACTTTTTAGTATACTTTTTATTCTTTTTCTTTTGCTTTTGTTTTTTCATAGTTATATATCTATTTTACTTAACTTCAAAGAGTTTGTCAAGCTTTTCTCCAATTTTATCTATCCTATCCATGAGTCTACCCATGTCATCTTTTAATTCGTTCTTTGTTACGTACTCTCTTGCTATCTCTTCACGAGTCTTGTTTAAGAGTATGTCAAGTCTTTTAGACTCTTCTGTGTTTTGTCGTATGCCGTAAAGCACTGGAGCTAACACCAAAGTTATAAATATATTCCAAAATAAATATGGTGTTAATTCCATTGTACTTAAGCTCCGATTGTTTTAGTAACGCTTGTTGGTGTAATAGTCTCAGCTATTTTTCCATCTAATGCTGTTTTTAAGCTTGTTACTTCTTCTTCACCTAATCCTGCTTCTACCCATGCTTGAACATCAGCAACTTCTAAATCTGCAAAAGCTGTAAAAGTTCCTAAGTCTGTAGTATCTAAACTACAAGTACCATATGTAGATGCTGTTAGGTTGTTACCGTCTGCATCTTGATTTCCATCATCTTCAGCGTTAAGCCTCCAATGAACATTATAAATAACATCAGTTGCAGTAACTGCGTTATCATCCGTTTTTGATGGGTAAGTATCAACTGTTGAAACGTCCCAAGTATATCCAATTGCCATAGTATTTCTCCTTTGTTATTATATTGCTGCAATTATAAATGCTAGTAGTTCACTGTAGCGAACTCCTAACCTAGTTTGTTCGACTCCATCAGAGTCTTCCCAAGTTTGTGATGTGAACATAGCGTAGTCACCTGCGTCTAATCCTTCAGCAGTAAAAGCATCTTGCAAGTCTTGAGCTATTATACCGAAGTGAATTCTAGCTGTTTCATCAGAATCAGAGTTATCATCTTTTTCTGCTACAGCACTTTTCCATCTAAATTTTCTTATCAAGCCTTTACAAGCTACAGCAACTCTAGTCTCTGCATCTGTAATTTCTTCAATGTCTTGTTTGTCGTTCCTGTCTGAAGTTTGTATAGTTCCATTGGTTGCATAGATGTCATCGAATCTAGCACTTGATGAACCTAAATCTATTACATTGTCTCGTAAAGCTCCTAAATTATCACACGGTATTATTCTATTTACAGTTATATATTGCCAAAAAGCTAAACCAACTCCACTTCCAGCAGACTCAGTTCCTCCATTAGCTATGTAAAGCTCTGGTGCATTACCCTGAGGCTCTTGGAAACCTATAATACCTCTACAATCTGTAGAACCTTGACCTACAAACTCTATCATTTTACCAAAAGTTTCTGTAGTATCTTGTAAAGTTAATACGCTATCTGTTACAGATGACTTAGCTGTTGAAACGTGTAAAGGTGTTTCGGGTGCAGCTGTACCAATTCCAACATTTCTATCACCTCTTACAAATAAAGCACTACCTGAATTAGTTTGAACATCTAATAAAGTATATCCATTACTGTCTCCTGCATCTGTGCGAACTTTTAATAATGTTCCACTACTTTGCGATGCATTATCGTGATGTATATATGCGACATCATCACTTGCATCTGCACTACGAACATGAAGTTTGTAACTTGGCGAAGTTGTGCCGATGCCAACGTTTCCTGATGAGTCTATTCTCATGCGTTCAGAACTATTAGTATCAAAAATTAAAGGATGATTACTATAAGTTCCAATATTTGCTGTGGAGTTCTGAGCATAAGCCAGAAGATTACAATTATTAGTAGTGTCTTTTAAATCAAGAGTAGGTGATGAATCACCATGAGCTTTAATATTATTTGAAAGGTAGAGGTCTTTGAATTTATTGTTAGTATTACCTA